AAGACATGATGTTAAAAGAGGCTAAGGCCAGTGCCGGATTAGCGAAGCGGAAAGCACCATATATTGATTTAGACAATCCATTAAAAAAGTGTTTAGTTTATGGAACCCAAGTAAAGCTCAAACCCCCCCAGCAGGAAGTTAAAGGGTGGGAAGAGAAGTTTGACGAGATAGGTTTTGGCAACCAAGCCAGAATACCCGGCGGTAAATATGGAGCTAAAAGAGTTGAGTTAAAAGATTTTATCCGCCAACTTCTTGAGGCCGACCACAAGTCTATTAGGGAGAAGGTGGGTAAAGCAATCCCAGAATGGATTGAATATCCAAGTAAAACACCTAAGAGAATTTATCTTTATGGAAATAGTCTATATGTTGCTGGTCGCCGAGATGAAAGAAAACAAAATAGAGAATTACTTGAGGATATTCTTAACAGCCTATGAAGAAAAAGGAACTAATTAAAATTCTACTTGGTATTCCCCATAATATCCAGTTGCTTGGGTTCTTTAAGGGTTTGTCAATACTACACGACCCAAAACACCCAGCCCCGAAAAACACGATTTACTTTATAAATGAGAATAATTTTACCCCCCTATCAACTAAAACCAAGCAATTACCGCTATAAAGGAGAGTGTATGAATAATGAACAACGTTTAAATAAACTACTAAAGGAACAAAAAGAATTGCTTGAAGAATTAGATAAAGAGACTAAAGGACTTAATAATAATTTAGATAAAATAATAGAAATATGTGATGTTTTTATCAAATTAAACTCTGTGAGGTAGGATGAAGCATATGATGTGGATAAAATATAGGATGTTTTTTAAATATAAGAGAAGTAATGGAGTTACTGAGTGTCAGGCAAGCCTAAAGTTTTTTATAGAATTTTTATTAAAACTTATTTATGCGAGGTTGACAAAAAGAAAATTTATTTTTCAAAGATATAAGATAGAACCACACTTTAAAGGTTGGCCTAAAGAATATATAGGAAGAAGACTTAATGTATTGATAACTGGTATTTCCTTGAGGGGGAATAAAAAATTATGAAATATCTAAATAAATTCTTCTTCCTCGCCGGAGTTTGGTTTATCGGGACTTTAATCCATGAGTGGATACACTACCTGGACTGTGGCGGTCAGTTTGTGGCCGGGGCTTACTGGAATGGCAATTTAATCGTAGGGACTACCTGGTGCGCCGGAGAGTTGAAGTGGGGAGAAATACCGCCTTATATAGTAGAAATTGCCATAGATTTATATGGATTGTGGAAAGTGAGAAAGATATGAAGCTAGGTAGACCATTATGATACACTATAACTATGTTTGACTTGCCCAAGATAATAATTGAGGCGTTTAAGAAACAACATTTTTTATTTCTCTGTGGTAACGGCGGATCGGCTGCCGAAGCAGATCATATGGCGGCTGAACTCGTAGGCCAGTTTTCCAGTTATAAGCGTCAGGCATTACCGGCGATTGCCTTGTCTTGCTCCGGGGCGATCTTAACTTCATTAGGCAATGACCGAGGATATAACCAAGTTTTTTCCAGGCAGATTGAGGCTTATGGCCGAGAGGGGGATATCTTGCTTGTCTTTACAACCAGTGATGCTAAAGAAGGTCATACCCAGAATTTAATGGAGGCTCTAATTACGGCTAGGAGATTGGGAATTAAAACTGCCGGATTAGTAAGTAAAAAGAAAACCAAATTATTATTAAAGTTTATAGACTATCCGATTTTAGTTGAGGGTGAAGAAACTTCACAGATACAAGAAAAACAGATCAAGGTACTTCATCGTATTTGTGATAAGATAGATAGGGCTTTTTTATGATTGTAGCTTGTGATTTTGACGGGGTTATTTGCCAGCACGAAAAAATCCCTAGTGAGACAACAATAGATAATCTAAAACCAGTCAAGCAATCTAAAGAGGCAATTAAGTGGCTGCAGAAAAAACATCTTGTTTATGTCTTAACCAATCGGCCAGCTGGTCAAGTGGTTCCGTGGTTAGTTAAGAACGGGTTTAAAGGTTTAGTAGTAACTGATAAGAAACTCCCAGAAACAAAAATGATAATTGATGACCGGGCGATAAGATTTATAAGCTGGAGTGATACATGCAAACTTCTCGGATAACAGCAACAGCACCGTGCCGCATTTCTCTTTTTGGCGGAGGTTCAGATGTGGAACCATTCGCCTCTCATTACGGCGGTAAGGTGATAAATTTTGCGATCAATTACTATACAAAAGTAACCATTGATCCTTTGTTTAATTTTAAAGTCGAGAGGCCAAGTATTGGTGGTGGTTTGGGCGGCTCGGCTAGCATGATGGTGGCAACCTATGGGGCGTTGTATAAATATTTGGGGGTTGATCCTAACTTAAAATCTCAAGCTCAAGTTGCTAAGGATGCATTTGAAAAGGAAAAAGAGTTTGGGATTACTGGGTGTCAGGATCACTATGCGTCAGTCTTGGGAGGGTTTAATTATTTAGAAATAGGTGAAGAAGTTAAAGTTACCCGTTTGTCTCCTTTAGCTCTTGAGGGTTTTTTGCCTTGGCTAGTTTTGTTTGATTTAGGATTAGAACACAGGTCTTATGAAATTCAAAAAGGGTTTGAAAATCCTGATCCACGGCAGATTGAAGCGTTACAGCAAATGACAGAGATTGTGCCAGAAGCATTAAATGGGTTTAAAGAACATAATTATGAATATTTAGGAGAATTACTAGACAACACGTGGGAACTGAAAAAAATCTCTAATAATGTTTCCAATGATAAGATAAATGATATTTATGAGGCTGGAATGAGACATGGTGCTATCGGTGGAAAACTAATCGGTGCCGGTCAAGGTGGATACTTCTTATTCGTGGTCGAGCCGAATAATAGGCAGGAGTTTATAGAGTGTATGGAATTAAAAGAAGTGCCTTTTAAGGTAGATTATGGGGGTTTATGCGTGCGCTAGTTTTTTGTGCTGGAAATGGGACAAGATTAAGACCTTTAACTGATAAGGTTCCCAAGCCAATGATCTATGTGGCAGGGAAACCTGTACTAGAGCATATTGTTAAGCACCTCAACTCATTCGGGATTACCCAGATTATTGTCAACCTACACTACAAACCCAAACCGATTATGGAGTATTTTGGCAATAGGTTACTTTACTTTTATGAACCGATCTTGTTAGGTGAAAAGGAAACGGAGAGGCGATTGGCAGAAATGGGCTGGCTTGGTGAGCAGTATATCTGCATGAACGGTGATACTTTAACTGATATAGATATAAATAAAATGATTGAGGTTAGCAATGTTAACAAAAATTCGGTATATTCTTTTGATAAAGTTTACACAGGTGTTAAGGTTGTTTGGCGTGGTGGGGAAAAACTAAAAGAAAATTTTAACTGTTATTGGCTTGACATTGGGAACCCTAGAAGGTTACAATTGACAAGGGAATTTTATGCAACAAAAGATGAGAGACAAAAAAGGGAGATTCATCAAAGGATTCATTCCGACGACAAGTTTCAAAAAGGGGCATATCCCGTGGAGTCAAGGAAAGAAAGGAATATGGACAGGGATTAAAAATCCTCGATGGAAAGGTGGAAAATATATAGAAAATGGATATTATTTAATTATGAAAAAAAATCACCCTCATGCAGTAAAAGGTTATATTTTTGAGCACCGTTTAATTCTTGAAAAAAAGATAGGGAGATATTTAACATCTAATGAAATTTGCCACCATATAAATGGGAATAGGCTTGACAATAGACCAGAAAATTTGGAGTTAATGAGTAGACCAGTTCATGCAAGTATGCATTTAAAGGGAAGAAAATTAAGTTTAGAAACAAGAAAGAGATTAAGTGATTCCATAAAAAAGCATTGGATTAAAAGAAAGGCAAAATGGTCAAAATAGCAATTCTCGGAACGGGCCTTGTAGGTTCGGATTTGCTAGTTAAAGTAATTAGGTCTCCATATTTAGAGTGCGTGATGTTCTCTGGACAGCGTGAGGAATCGCCCGGAATTAAACGGGCTAAAGAATTGGGCGTGCCGACTTCAACTCAATCAATATCCGGTATTCCTAGTGAGGCTAAAATAGTTTTTGATTGTACCAACGCCCATTCCCATATAGCCAATAGCGGTGTGTTTCATGAAATGGATAAATTTATTATTGATTTAACTCCATCACGGGTTGGTAAAATGTGTGTGCCTGAAATCAATCTTAAAGAATGTTTGACTGAACCCGAAGTTAGTTTGGTGACTTGCGGAGCGCAAGCAATCTGTCCGGTAGCTAAAGAGATTATGGATAAACACCCAGAAATTGAGTATATGGAGCTTATATCAACTATCGCTTCAAGTTCTGCCGGTATGGGGACTAGAAATAACATTGATGAGTTTACTCAAACTACGGCTGATGCTTTAGTGGAGTTATGCGGTGTCCCTAAAGCTAAAGCGATAATTATAATCAACCCGGCGGAGATTGAGATGAGAAATACTTTGATCTATATGTTAAACGGAAAACGGGAGTCGATAACTAAAATGATTAAAACCGAGGGCGGATTACCGGGAAATCTTGAGTTAATCAATCGGGCGGCAATAACTGTTGCGGGGGCTTATGCAAAAAGATAAATTATATCATCGGGTTTATGCGGATATTACTGCAGCGGTTTATCTTTACTGCCTTGAAAACAAACTAAAGGTTTCAATAGAAAATATCAATAAAAGTAAACAGTTATCTGAGTGGGCAGAATCATTAACTAATACAATTATGGAGATGTATGCCCGTTAAAAAAGGGAATATACCATGGAATAAAGGGTTACAATCTCCAGCAACTAGCAAGCGGATGAAAGAAAATAATCCGATGAAACGGCTTGATGTTAGAAAAAAGATGAGTCAGTCACAAAAAGGCCGCATTCCTTGGAATAAAGGGACTAAAGGAATATGTAAACCAAATAGTGGTTCCTTTAAAAAAGGAATTATCCCCTGGAGTAAAAGCCAAAAAGGCATTCATTATGAATTACGCATAAAATTTAACAATGCCATCTATCGTATTTTACTTATGATTGTTGAGACAAGTAGTTGGCTACTTCATATATTTATCAAAAAAACTGATTACACTCCTCAAAAAGAAATTGACATCGCCTTGGTCAGGAGAAAGCTACAATTAAATCAATTAGATATAAGTTATTAAATATTTAAGATATGGATCTAAAACAGTATAAACAAAAACTATTAAAAACCCCTAAATTTAGGGCTGAATATGAAAAACGAGATCTTGCTAGAGAAATTGCCCGTCTTATAATTCAAGTAAGGGTAATTAGGGGCATTACCCAAGAAAAACTAGCTAAAATGATTAAAAGTAAACAACCAAGTATAGCAAGATTAGAAAATGGTAATTCTCTTCCCAGTCTTTCATTTCTTAATAAAATAGCTAAAGCTTTTAACACCAATGTAAATCTAACTTTTGAATTTATAAAAGATGAATATTCAAAAAATCAACTAAGTCCAAAGAGTGAGTTTAAAAAAGGTCAACCGAGTCCTAGAAAAGGAATTAAAAAACCAGGATGGATAAATAACGGCTCATTTAAGAGAGGTATATATGCGGGAGAAAATCACTATGCTTGGAAAGGTGGGATTACTCCATTAGTTGAACAAATAAGAAAATCTTTTGAATATCGTCAATGGCGTTCTGATATATTTACTAGGGATAATTTTACTTGTGTTATTTGTGACAAAAGAGGTGGATTTTTAGAAGCTGATCATTATCCAAAGAAGTTTTCTGAGATATTTTGGGGCAATGATATAAGAAATTTAACTCAAGCCATACAGTGCGAAGAATTTTGGAATATAAATAATGGTAGAACTTTATGTAAAGAGTGCCACAATAAAACTAAAAGGAAAATATGGGAAAAATAAGATTGATCGATTCGACACTTAGAGACGGTCAACATGCGATAAAACATAAGTTAACTAAGAATAATATTAAGGAATATTCAAGAGGGGCTGAATTAGCAGGAATTAACACCTTAATCGTGGGACACGGTAATGGATTATCAGCTTCTTCTTTCCAAGTAGGGTTTGCTCTTTTATCTGACCAGGAAATGCTAGAAACGGCCAGAAAAGAATTAAAACATACCAAGCTCGGTATATTTATGATCCCCGGCTTTGGCACAATTAAAGTTAATCTAAAACCGGCAATAGAAATTGGTGTCAATGTGGCGATGATCGCCTCACATTGTACTGAGGCAAATGTAACCAGACAGCATATTGATTTTTGCAAGTCAAAGGGTTTAGAAGTTTATGGGGTGTTGATGATGGCCCATACCGTCGATGAGGTTAAGTTACTAGAACAGGCTAATCTAATGGTGTCTTACGGTGCTGATTACATTCTTTTAATGGATAGTGCTGGGGCGATTTTACCCGGTGAGGCTGGTTGGAAAATAAACTATTTAGCCAATAATGATATTTCCGTCGGTTTTCATGCACATAATAATTTAGGATTGGCGATCGCCAGTTCATTAAAGGCGGTTAAGGCCGGGGCTAGTTTCCTTGACTGTACTTCAAGGGGATTTGGTGCCGGGGCGGGAAATTGCCAATTAGAGGTTATGGTAGCTGTTCTTCACAAGTTAGGTTATGAAACAGGTTTGGATTTATATAAACTCATGGATAATTCTGATTTAGTCGCTCAAATAATGAAAGAACATAATCATATTCAGGAGATTACACCCACTTCAATAGCTTCAGGTTTAGCCGGGATATTCTCGGGTTTTAAGGATCACGCTTTGAAAGCCGCTAAAGAGTACGGAGTTGATGTTAGGGATATTTTTATGGAGTTAGGCAAACGGAAAGCCGTGGCCGGACAAGAGGATTTAATTATAACTGTGGCAAAGGAACTTCATGCTCGTAAGTGATTACATATTTGATTTCTTAAAAGATAAGACTGATGTGGTTTATTTGGTAGTCGGCGGTCAGGCCATGTATCTTAATGATGCCCTATTACGAAGTGGTATCAAGTATATCTGCTGCCACCACGAGCAAGCTTGTAGTATGGCGGCAGACGCTTATAGCAGGTTATCAGGCAAGCTAGGCGTGGCTCTAGTGACTGCCGGTCCCGGCGTGGCAAATGTCTTAAACGGGGTAATCGGTGGGTTTATGGATTCTAGCCCGATGATGATTTTATCCGGCCAGTATAATCTTAATGCGGTGGATTACATGAAGAAAACCGGGATAAGACAATATGGAATCCAAGGGATTAACGTAGAGCCGATTGTTTCAAGTTTTGTTAAGTATTTTAAGACGATAGACGACCCTAAAAAAACTAAACAGTATGTCCAAGAGGCGTACGATCAAGCCATGACCCCAAGACGGGGGCCGGTTTGGTTGGATATTCCTCTTGACCAACAGGCTAAAAATATATGAATTACTGTAAACCTCTTTTACTACTCGGTGCTGGGGCTAAAGGTTCTAAATACCTTGAGTTTGCCGAGAAGTATCAATACCCGATTGTGTTATCAAGGCTGGCGATTGATCTGGTGCCTTATAGTCACCCGTTACACGTCGGTCATGCCGGTATCTATGGTGACGTTCAGTCTTTAAGGGCGTTTCAGGAATGTGATCTATTGTTTATCGCTGGGTGCCGATTGTCGGCGACTTCAATCGTTGGTTATCAGCCGGATAAGTGGTCGCCCAAATCCCATAAAGTCATGGTAGATATTGACCCGTTAGAATTACAGGTTAAAGACGTAAAAATAGACACGTTAGTAAATACCAGCTGTCAGGAGTTTTTTGATAAGTTGTTACTAGTTCCGGCCCCGCCGGTTAATAATTTGGAATGGGTTAATCAATGTCATAAGTGGAAGCGAAAATATAAGATTGTTAGTAAATCGATGATGAAAGAAAACCCGATTAACTCTTATTACTTTACTGAATGTCTTTCCAACTTAGCATCACCTAATGATATTATTCTCGTAGACACGGGGTCGTGCTTTCATGTTGTCGCTCAAGCGTGGAAGATTAAGCGAGGTCAGAAGTTTATTACTACCGGCGGTTTATCAAGCATGGGTTGGTGGGCTGGCAGTCTCGGGGCTGGAGTGCTAGGGCATACCTTGTGTATTACCGGGGACGGGTCGCTGATGATGAATTTACAGGAGTTGGCTACAGTCAAAAATAACAACTTACCGATTAAGATATTTGTTTGGAACAATCAGGGTTATGGGCTTATAAGAGCCACCCAAAATAGATTTATGGAGGGTAGGTTTATAGGAATTGATACTAAGACTGGGTTGAGTTTCCCTGACTTTAGGAAAATCGCTGATGCTTTCGGATTGAAGCATTATTTAATTAATGACAATAAGCCCGATAAAATAATTAAGCAGGTTCTTGAGGAGAACCAACCAGTTATCTGTGAGGTTACAAATTCATGTACACAAATCCTGCTAAGGCCAAGCGACTTGTTTACTGCCCCGTCTGTCTCAAACAGGGCAAAATCAACGTCCTCGGCGAAATAATCGAACAAGGAATAATAATTAAGCGGTTTCATAAAGGACAAACCATAGTTTATGCCAATAACTTTGCCGTCGTCTGCGGCGATTGTCGAGAAGTTGTTTGTTTCAAGAAAACGAGTCCTCCTGTGGGGAGCATCAGGGTTTCTTGGCAGGAATTTACTCGAACAGCTACCACAGTACACCTGGATCACGCCAGAACATAGCCGGGTAGACATCGAGAGGGAGATACCGGCGATGAATGACGTGGACGTGGTGATTAATTGTGTTAATTGTGAGGATAATTTACAGGCGTTTATTAATATGACTCATTTATACTCGGGTAAATTAATTCAGATAGGCTCGGGGGCGGAGTACGATCACTCCTTACCGATTAAAAATGTTACTGAAGATTTTGACAGGAAACCGTTTGACTCTTATGGATTGGGTAAATACTATATTTCTAAACAAATAGAGTTTAGAGAGAATATAATTTGCTTGAGGCCGTTTGGGATATTTGGTAAGCATGAGAACGTGAACCGGCGGTTTATCTCTAAGGCGATTTTAGACCACAATAAAGGGTTGCCTGTAACGATTTTTAGAGACAGTAAGTTTAGTTACGTTTGGGTAAACGATTTAGTCAGGATTATAGAATATTTTATCGAGCATAAGCCTAAGGAGAAATTTTACAATGTTGGCGGTCATCAAATTACTCTAAAGAATATCGCTAAACAGATAGGTAAGTACCGAGTGGTATTGGGTGGTCAAGGTCAGGAGTATACTTGTGACGATACCCGGGTTAGAGAAGAAACTGGTATAGTTTACACGCCGTTTAAGGAGTCATTAAATAAATTAAAGGAATTTTATGCTTCAATTCAATGAGGCGATTTACGGCAAACCCGAGATAGATGCAGTCCAGCGGGTCTTAAAAAGCCGCTGGTTATCAGGGCATAAAGAAACAGCCTTGTTCGAGGACGAACTAGCTCGGTGGTGGGGAAGGAAATACTGTGTTAGTACTAATAGTGGCTCGAGTGCTAACTTTATTGCCACTCAAGCGTTACAATTACCCGAGGGGTCAGAAGTTATCACCGCCGCCGGAGGAGCGTTTCCGACCACAATCAACCCGATGATCTATTTACATCTTAAGCCTGTATTTGTGGATATTGATTTAGATACATTCTGTATTGATATCGATCAAGCGACAGTTACGAATAAAACCAGAGCGGTAATGTTTGCCCATACGTTAGGTAGAATGCCAGACATGGATAGAGTGATGAGCTTTGTTAAGAAATATAATCTAAAGTTTATTGAAGATTGCTGTGATGCGTTAGCCTCGGAACAGAATGGCAAGCGGGCCGGTACTTATGGAGATATGGCTACTTTATCCTGTTACCCGGCCCACCTAATGACCACAGGTGGCGAGGGCGGGGCAATTGTAACGGATGATTATAGTCTGTACAGAAGATGCTTAATGATTAGGGATTGGGGCAGGGCTTGTTTTTGTAGATATGGCGGACCCGATCCGGCTTGTGGGAACAGATTTTCTAATCCTAAATTTGATCATAGATATTATTACATTGGATTAGGATTGAATTTTAAACTGACCGAGATGCAAGCGGCGTTCGGCAGGGAACAGATCAAAAGGCTAGATGGGTTTGTGGCCAAACGCAAAAGAAACTATAAGATTTTATACGAAGCTACGGGTATGTCTAAAATAGACTCTGGTATCAATCCTTTCTGCTTTCCTTTCTTAACTAAGCGTAAGCAAGAGGTGATGATTAAACTCTTTCAAGCAGGGATAGGGGTTAGGACAATCTTTAGCGGTAACATATTACGGCACCCGGCGTACAGAAATTTGAAGTATAGAGCTTGCGGGGATTTAAAAAACAGCGACAGATTATTTAACGAAAGCGTCTTTGTGGGAGTGGGACCGCACCTAACAATTAAAAACATGAACTATATAGCTAAAACCTTAAAGGAGATTTTGTGAAAAAACTAATGTTAATCAAAGAAGTAAATGTCAAAACTTTGGTATCGGGAGATAAAAGCTGTCGGGTGGTATTAGAAAGCCTAAGCCCGAATGATATTGATGAGTTATCCACGCTAAGTAATTTAATAGAAGTTTGGGTAACATTTGACAATGAAAATAAAAAGGTTTAATATACATTTACCAGATTAGATAGCTGGCATTCATGTGGATTAGAGGACATGGTTTAAATATCATGTCTTTTTTTATTTATGAAACAGACAATTAACACGCTATGCCTAAAGTAAAAACTTCATGGAAACCAGGTGAGTCGGGAAACCCAAATGGTCGACCACTAAAGGGTTATTCAATTACTGAAACGATCAAGGCAATGCTTAAGGCCAAGCCTGAGATCAAACAAGCTTTGGGGAATAAAATATTATCAAAGGCGCTTCAAGGCGATGTAACCGCAATAAAAATGCTCTGGCAATACATGGACGGGATGCCGGCACAGACGATGAAACTAGAGGGGGATAAAGAAGAGCCGATATTAATTAAACTCACACTAAACCAAAATGGACCAGGAGTTCGTAGATCTAGCGAAGTTTCAACCGAAACAGTTACTGGCGTTTAATTCGCTCTTTGACAATCAGTGTAAATATCTTCTATATGGAGGGGCGGCTCATGGTGGCAAATCTTACTTTTTAAGATGGGCAGCGGTTGGATTAGGACTTTACTACACAATGAAGTATCAGATTAAAAATGTTCCCATTGGGTTATTCTCCGAGGATTACCCGACGCTCAAGGATAGGCAAGTCGTTAAGATTAAAGCCGAGTTCCCCAAGTGGCTGGGTGAGGTTCGGGAGACACGGGACGAAGGTTTGGTATTTAAGGCTAATGAGAAATATGGCTCTTTTATTATTCTGCTTCGTAACCTAGATGACCCATCAAAATACGCTTCGACTGAGTTTGCGGCCGAGTTAGTTGAGGAGTTGACGAAGAACCCTCTAGAGACGTTTGAAGATTTGAAGTTTAGATTAAGGTATCCGGGCATCCACGATCCCAAATTCGTTGGGGCAACTAACCCCGGTCAGGTGGGCCACTCATGGGTAAAGAAACTATGGATCGCTCCCGATCCTAACCATCTCGATGTCGAGCAAGCCAAATATACCTATATCCCGGCCAATGTGTACGATAATAAGTTTACCGAACAGGGATATATAGATACGCTTAAATCTTTGCCTACGGCTAAGCGCAAAGCCTGGTTGGAGGGCAGCTGGGACGTATTCGAGGGTCAAGTCTTTGACGAGTGGAGTACCGCAACTCACGTGGTCAAGCCCTTTAAGATCCCCGATGATTGGAAACGCTGGATAGCGATGGACTGGGGATCGAATAAACCTTTTTCTGTTGGTTGGTATGCCCAAGACTTTGATGGCCGGACTTATCTTTACCGAGAGTTATATATGAACTCAAACGGGTTTTTAAATACTTTTGGGAAACCATTAACTGCCAGCCGGTTGGCTAGGGTCATTTTAGGTATTAGCAAGAAAGCGGTTGAGACTTACGAATACTGTGTGGCTGATCCAAGTATGTGGAATAAGATTTTATTAGGCAAGCCGACTGATATAACTGAGGGGCAATCGTACGCTGAGATTATGATAAAAGAGGGTTTAAGAATGGTCAGAGGCGATAATAACCGGGAGAATGGTTTAGCCAGGTATCGAGAGGTATTAAGTATTGCGCCGGACGGCAAACCTTGGTACCAGGTATTTTCAAGTTGTTACGATACTGCCAGAACAATACCATCGCTTGTTTATGATAAAGTGCGGGTAGAGGATGTCGATACTGACGGGGAGGATCACTGCTTTGACCGGGACAAATACTTTTTCATGTCCCGTCCGGTCAAACCAGAGTTTCTTCAAAAGAAACCAGTAACCATGTTAAGCAGACGATTTCATCAATTAGCAAGAAAGTGGGAGGTAGGCAATGAAGAAAAAGAAACGGACATTCTTCAGGACTACGGCGAATAAAGCAGTTAAAGTACCAGTAACTACTCCTGATTTAGAAAACGCTTTATTTGAGGCAGAGCGTTACTTTGAGCAAGCGATGTGTAAATTCTTCTTAATGGGAGAGACTTTGCGTAGTATTAAGGAGGATGGCGAGGTAAGAGGTAAGTTTATTGATTTAGGAGTTCAGTCTAAGAACCTAACCCGTGAGGTTAAGGGGTTTTTAGCTAGTTGGGGGTTTGAACTGACCGATGGCTCAATGTGCCTAATGGTTAAAGACGTACCAGTAAGAGTTAGGGTACTAGATAAGTTTTATCCGTGGTTGGAACACCAGGATTTTTGTTGGTATAAAGTGACCCAATTTAATACGCCGAATCCTTGGCGGGAGGGATTATGAAAGATATTATTGAAACAGCGAAGATGCCAAAAGATTATGATGTAAAAACATCTTCACTCAAAACCTCTTTTTCAGATATTGAAGAGAAGTGGTTAATAGAAAATGTAGAGTTAATTAATAAATATGGAGCGAGAAAGTGGTTAGAAACACTTTTAAGGGAATAATTATGATTTATATTATTTTTACCTTAATAGCTTACATAGCTTATCAGGACTACATGAACCGCAAGGAACGCCGGAGGTTAAGTGATGCGTTTATGGCTAAAGACTTAACCGAATTGAATAATGTACCGGAGAAACAGGGTAAGCCATATGTTGAAAAACTCGAAGCCATTCCTCTAAGCGAAGCTACTCCGGAGGAGTTTGATAAAGCTATACTCAAAGAAGTCGGCCGTGAACTGGCGGGTGAAAAGATCAAAGAATTTATTAAAAGGAAATTGAGGAAATAATGGCCGATAGAATAGAACGAGACACTAGTAACATTGAGACAATGGACATCGGTAAAGAAGTCGATAACATGATGACTTTGGCGAATAACACCCGTAAACCATACGCCAGGAATTGGTATAACAACAACTTCTTTGATGACGGCCATCATCTTCGGTCAATCTCAAGGACAACGGGTAGGATTATGGATTTAAGCAATAGAGCGACTTTGTACTCACCCCGTAGGTCAATCCCCAAGGCTTCACGGCAGATTAGAGGTATGGTTAATTTAATCTTATCTCAGGATTTTATCCCGCAGATTAGACCGGATAAGGTTAATCGGTATAGTTACAACGACCCGCAGGAGTATCAACAAACTCTACAATCGGCCAAAGTAACCGCTAAAAAGGTTGGCTATTGGTTAGAGGAAGAGTGGAAAAATCAAGATTTGGATATCAAGTTGAGTGAGATGTTGTTACTGACCATGAAAAACTACATCTCGTATATTCAGATTTGGCCGGATGCGTTGGAGGAAGCTATCAGAACTCAAGTTTATGACGCTTTCGATATTTATGTAATGAACAACGTAACCTCGATTTATGACTCTCCGTTTATCATTAAGTCAGTACCTAAATTAATTCGTGAGATTAAAGCCAATGAAAACTTTGATCAGAAGCAGTTAGACAAGATTACCCCTGATTCGAGATACGCCAGTGACGAGATTAAGGAAGCGTATTTAATCAGTAAGTTTGGCAAAGCCGGTGTTGGTTCGGACTCGGCAGCCACTTTACTGTTAAAGGAAGCGTTTTTGAAGGAGTATATCAACGAAGAAAATCTACCCAGAATTAGAGATCAAAAGAACGCCGGTCAGATTTTAGCCAATAAGAAAAAAGGCGACCCAATTGTCCGTCAGGTGTTTGTAGCCGGGGATATTTGGTTAAGAGACGAATATACTAATTTACCTGACTATCCGTTTGTAGATTTAAGACTTGAACCGGGGGCATTATACGGCGTGGCCCAGATTGAGCGGTTTATCCCCTCGAACAAGTCATTAGACAGCGTTATGTCAAGAATTGAGCGAATGATTCATACAATGAACGTGGGCGTTTGGACAAAACGTAAGGGTGAAAATTTTCAGATAAGCAACGTGGCCGGTGGGTTGATGGCCGAATACGATACAACTCCTCCTCAACAGGTACCAATGGCTGGACTTCCAGCTTCAACGTTCCAGTTTATTAATCTTTTGAACTCGTTTATTGAGGAACAGGGCGTGACCACGTCTGCTTTAGGACAATTGCCTAAAGGGGTTAAGGCCTGGGGAGCAATTGAGAGCTTAAAGGCATCGGAGTTTTCCAATCTGTTTGTGGCGATTAAGCAGCTTAAAAAGTGTATCCAGCGTATCAGCGAGAAAATGCTGGATATTGCCGATAACCACTTTATTAACAAACAGACAGTTATGCGGTTAGACAAAGGCGAACCGGCTTATTTTGACATCATTGGTCAAGCTGGGGTTGAAGCCAGACAGGGAATTGACGAGGCCGACAAACTCGAGGGCGTAGTCCCAATTAAAAAAGACTACAAGGTGGATATAACCATCGAGTCGGGTTTAGGCTACACCGAAGAGGGTAAAAAAGGCCGGATGATGGAGATTGCTAACTTTATGATTGAGTTGGCCAAACTGGGCGTTCTACCACCGGAGACGATCAAATTGGTGATTATGCAATTAATTGAAGTGTTTAAGTTCGGGCCGAGTTCTGAAATGATGGAGTCGTTAGACGGCTTAACTAATGAGGAGCTGGGCGATAAACAGCGTCAGGATATTAAACTGGCCGTAGTCGAGGCTATGAAAGACTTGAAACAAGCCGGTTTGTTTGATCCTGATGAAGAGAAGCATTTAGCCATTACTAAGGCCGGTTCGATTGAAGCGTTAGCTGATGCTAAAAAGGCCGGTTTATTCGACAAACCAAAAGAACCTGAAAAGGTAGATGAAGCTGAAGAGATCGAGCGGATTGACAAGGTTGAGTCCGGCAAAGACGGCCAGAAGAAAACCATTCAAATTAAAACCAAGTATAAAAAAGGAGCCTAATATGAAAACCAAAGAAATGATGATGGTTAAGGAAACTATGGATAAGAGAATGAAAAAGAATAAAAAAGTGGTCGAAATGGCTATAAAAATGAAAAAGGGTAAAAGTTGACAAGCAAATAATAAAAGTTTAATATAAGTTACCGCACACAAAGAGGCGGCGTGAATGCAAATTAGAAGGCACTCGATTGAGTGTCTTTTTTTATTATATTTGGCGGGTTCCCAAAAGGGCGACCTCCAGAAAGGAACTTATGACTCAAAAAATTGAGCCAAAAGTAGAGGCTCCAGTAGAGCCGGAAGTTATTAAGATCGGCGAGCAGGAGTACAAGCCTGAAGAGTTGCAGGAAATGGTCGGTTTCGCCGGGAAAGTGAGAGACTTTGAGAAAAAGTCAGGAACCGATTTTGATGGCTTGACCTCATCTTGGGGTAAACGGGGTGAAGAGATTGGCAAACTCAAAGCCGAATTAGAAGAGGCTAAAAAACCCAAGTCAGAGATTAAACCTGAAGAGGGAGAATTATCTTTAGATCAAGTTCAAGATCAAGCCCGTAAGTTGGGGATCGTGACCCAAGCCGATCTAGACAAGTATTTAGAAGATAAACTGTCTTTGCGGGAACAGGGCCGTGATTTATTAAAATCCTGTGATAAGTTAGAACGCAAGATTGATGGTAAAGATGGCCGCCCGGCTTTCAAGACAGAGGAAATGCTTAAGTATATGAAAGAAAACGGGGTTAAAAACTCCGAATCAGCCTATAAACTCAAGTTTGAAAAAGAACTTGATGCCTGGAAAGAAGCCGAGTTGTCTAAAAAGAAGCCATCAGGTTTGATGACTGAAACTAGAGGTGGTAGTAGAAAAGAACCGTCAGAGGTTAGAATAACCGCTGATAATTTAGACAAAATGGTTAATGAAAGTCTTAATCAAGGACAAGTATAAATTTGAACTTTTGAAAGTTGGTGAATAATTAAATGGCAATTGCTTTAAGCGACGTTTCAAATACTTTGCAAAAAGTTATTATGCCTTATATTCGGGACAACTTTCCGACTGCGACGATTCTTTTGGATCAGATCAAACGGAATACAGGTGTTACCTTTATGAATGATGCTTTCTATGCTCCTATCAGAAGTAGGCGGCATGGTGGTGTTGGTATCTTGGGTAGCGATACTGCGCAGTTAGTTTCGGGTAAGGCAGCTTATGCTCAGTTAAACGTTGGAGTGAAAATTTTAACTGGTACGTTCGACATCAGTAAACTGACGATCGATGCGACCAAAACCGCTAAAGGTGCTGTTGAGTCTCAACTTACAGCCCAGGCTAAAAGTTTAGCTTCAGACTTCTCGAAAAACGTGAATAGGATGTATTTTGGTGATGGTTCAGGTGCTATCGCTCAATTTGCAGGTACTGCTAGTTCTTCTCGGGGAACCGTAGAATTACTAGACGCAGATGGATTGGCTGTTGATGGCCGTGTCAAAGATCGATACGGTACCATTAATGGTGATATTTCTCCGACAGAGTATATCAATGTAGGCATGGCTGTTACCGGAGGTTCTGCTTCAGGTTCCGTTGGAACTATTGGAACAGTAACGACTTCGACTAACACGATTTACTACAATGCGGATATTTCTCGGGCTGCCAACGCTCCGGTTTATACAACGGACGCTGACGGAAATGCGGCAGGTACTTTGGAAATTGGCGGATTGGCCGATGCTTTAGCTTCCGATATTGGTGGAACCTCTACATATGCTGGCACAACTCGTGCTACACAGTTTATGGCTTCCCAGTTCGGATCTACGAGCGAGGCTCTATCTTTGTCCAGAATGGAAGATAGTTACTTGGCTGCTAAGAAATACGCCCAGACCGGCGATCGGTATGCAATCTTCGTTAACAAATCTCTTTTTAAGAAATATGGCGACATATTAACCTCGATGAGACGGGCTGTTAACCAGACTGATTTACTCGGTGGTTGGACTGGCCTTGAATTTGCTGCAGGAGCAGGGAAAGTTGGCGTCTTTTTAGACTACGACTGCCCGGATGGTGAGGTTCTAATCGTTAATCTCGATACCTTTACTGTCTGTCAGGTTTCTGACCTTGATTGGTTGGAGAACCCTGACGGTGGTGGTTTAGTCAGAAAAGTCAACTACATTACCTATCAGGCCACGATGGTTTGGTTTACCAATCTGTTGTGTCTCTGTCCGGCTGCTAATGGAAAGGAAACACGTAAGACTGATTAAAGGTGGTTTTAGGTCGCAGTTTTACATCTATGAGAGGAAAAGTTAGAGGAAACAAATAAATCTAGCCGATACCTCAAAATAAACTGCGATACGGGAGCAGAGTGAAACTTTTCACTCGCTTGAAGCTCATTACTTCTTGCTCCCACATCATACCTGACGGGGTGGCTGTTTACAGCCAGCAACGGGGCAATAATCAAGGTTTATTAACCTTCAACCGCCCCGCCAGATATGACGATGCAAATTGGTGATTTTGATCCGTTAGACCGTAAGTTCTGGCCTGATAAACCAGAACCGGGTTTTAGTGTATCAAAGAATCGCTGGATCATTAACAATACAATAAAAAAGTATGAGAAGAACCGGGCCAAGAAAATGTCCGAGTTTACCGATGCTTTGAGAGAGCGGACAGATGCCGCCGCTACTTATCTATGCGGTATGGGAGGAGCGAGTAGGAGCCGTTCAATCGAGGCATATTTTAGTAAACAGGAATTGGCTCACTTGAGAGGTCAAAATATACAAAATATGCTTGCTCGGCAGCAGGAAATGCTGATTAAGAGTGAAGAAGAAAGGCATAAACAAAAAGTTTTCCATAAAAAGCTGGAAAAGGTAGCAACCGAGGGGAAAACTTATAAGATAAAACATTATGCCGAGAAGAAACCGGCGAGCACAGAGACAGTTTGACATTAGAATATCTTACGATGAACTTTGTCGAAAGGTTGGACTAAGCCCCAGGCAAAGAATAATTATTAGACGATTTATCTTAAAAAATAAATCTGGAAAGGTGGTGGTAATTAATGAGTAATATTAAACCGGGATCAACAAATTACTGGCATTTAGGCGGTAAAATTGATCCTATTTCGGAGATTAAAAACGCTGGTGTATTGACTAGCGGGAATGTGTATTGGGTAAAAGACCCTTCGGATAATGACTATTTAGAATTTAAGGATTCGGTCGGGGCGGATAATTTATTCGACACGATTGCTGCTGCCTTAGCTGTATGTAAATCTGACGAGAACGACTATGTTTTTGTCTGTCCTAAAAAAGACGGTTCAGCTTGGACTATTACAACTGCGCTGACTCTTAATCAGGACAAGGTTCACCTTATCAGCTTGGGCTACAATCCTAAATTGAATGGGACCGGATACTCAAACACCCTTCAGGGATTCGGAACTTCAGACACGACAACTGTACCTACTGCTGGATTTTTAAACATCACAGGCAATGGTTGTGAAGTGGCTGGTTTCCGTCTCTTGGCAACGGCCGGAACCTCTTTATTGGGGTCGGTTGGAGCCGACGGTGGTACGGCGGGATTGATTACTATTGCGAGCAATGGTAATTATTTCCACGACCTGGCTATCGAAAGAACGGGTGCGGCTTGGGATGATGGAACACCTTCACATTTAATTATGGCGGGAAGCACGAAGAGTCAGCAGTTGTTTGAGAACGTCTTTGTTAATGCTGGAACTCAAACGGCTTCGGCTATGGGAATGTGTCGATTGCCTCAAAGCGGGTTAGGTTGGGAGTTTAAAAACTGTACTTTCTTAAAAACAGGGAATGCGACTACTGATCATCCGTTTACTGGGGGGGCAGGAACTGCTAATGGAATAGCGGCTTCCTTTGAAGACTGTAAATTTGTCTTTGCTGCTGGTGGGACTGCTCCGGCTATGGTTCTTGGAGGTTCGATGCCTGTAGGGGCATATCATCTCTTTAAAGACTGTATGGGAGTAAATGTTACGAACTTTGGAACAGGTGACGGTGTGAAGATTACTCCATCCTTTGCGGGTGGAACGATCAACAACCTGTTACAAAATCCGGGTATTGCCATTCCTGGCACGGCCTTGATTGTAACTAAGACCTAGTTTGTCTGGTCGGGCGTGAACCGCCCGATCGGAGAACCTATAAATTAAGGGGAAAAATGAAAACTTGTTTTTTTACGATTGCCAGTGAGGGGGAAAATATGAGATACGCCAAAATGATGGCGAACTCTCTTAAAAAGTTTCACCCCGATATTCCGTTGATTATCCGTCCGTTTGAGGCAATCCATAACTTTAGAGTTTATGCTATGAACGGGCAACAACTGGCTAAGGAATATGATCTGGTGATTAACATAGATAATGATTCGATTGTAACGGGATCATTAGATCATATTATTAATGATGAGTCTTATGACGTGGCCGGGGTACTGAATAACAATCTGATTGATCCTAGATTACAAATGTGGGATACACCAAGTCAGTTGTATATCAATGCCGGGTTTGTAGCAGTCAGGGGTAAAAGACCGTGGGATTGGTGGGCGAACCTAAATACTTCACTTCATTGGGATAAATACCAATTTAGAGAACAGGATATGTTAAATATCATGTTCCATTATGGGGATATGAAAGTTAAATCTTTGGATTTTGGCCCGATGTGGCATGGTCTTATATCAAAGGGTCGATGGGATAAGACTGTCCTAAAAGATAACAAAGTGATTATGCCTAAAGAGGTCGTCGAAGAGTACGTCAAAGCCGGGTTTCCTTTCCAAGTAGAGGATAAGGAAATAAAGGTTTTACATTATGCAGGTGGGCAGACACCAAAAATGAATTATTTCGTTACCTTTCCAAAAGAAGTTGCCGATAGATTACATTATTTAGTGGGGGAAGCATGAGTGAAAAAACACCAGAAAACGGTACAACTAAAGACCGTCGATTACGTATATTATGGTCGAGTAATTCTGTATGGGCAAATTCAGGGTATTCTTGTCAATCCCGTGACTTACTTTACCGTTTTTTAGACGATGGTTGGCAAGTAGCAATGAGTGCGTTTTACGGCCTTGAGGGAGGAATTATAAACATTAATGGTCTAAGATGCTACCCAAAGATGGGTGAGGCCTGGGGAACTGATGCGGCGTTTTATCACCAGCAGGATTTCAAAGCCGACTGCGTGGTTACTTTTCAAAACCCTTGGCCGATGGACCCAAATATGCTATTTAAGTTAAAAAACTGGATTGCCTATATCCCGATTGAGTTTGAGGATGTGTCTTTACCTAATTACCAAAGATTAAGTAAAGCCTACCGTTTGATTTCCCTGTCTAAATTTGGCTATGAAACATTAAAACGGAAAGGTTTACAAAGCACTTTGATTTTAGAAGCGATTGATACTGAGGTGTTTAAACCTATGGATAAACAGGAAGCCAGAAAAGAATTAGGTTTACCTCAAGATACTTTTATTTGGGGTATGGTGGCGGCCAACAAAGACAATCCGCCCCGCAAGTCATTCCAACAGTGTATGGATGCGTTTAAACGATTTAGTGAAAATCACAAAGATATTAAGACGGGAATGTACTTCCATACTCTACTACAACAAGCGGGTGGTTTTCCTATCCAAGATTATGCTAACTATCTGGGGATAAATAATAGCGTGTTTTTTACCCAGCCTTACGAGATGATGATGAAGTCGCCTCACCCAGTAATTAATAAGATTATGAATACTTTTGACGTTTTATTAAATCCGTCATCGGGTGAGGGGTTTGGATTACCCATAGCTGAAGCTCAGGGGGTCGGGGTTCCCGTGATAGTTAATGATTGGACTTCCATGCCCGAATTAGTCATCCCCAGTAAAACCGGCGAGATTTGTAAACACAGTTATAAGAAATGGCTTAACCTACAAACTTACAGTGCCGAGCCGGACTTGGACTCTTTGTACGAGAAAATGGAAACTGTATTTAAATACGCCCGGGATGAAGAAACTAAAAAAGCCTGTAGAGATTGGATCGTTAAGAATTACGATATGAATACAAGATGTCGTGAGACTTGGATACCATTTTTAGAGAGTTTACAAATTGAACTTTTAGGACCATTAAAAAATACTGAAGTGAAAGGAGCGTGAGAATTATGGCTCAAACAAAAAAATCTACTCAAGACTATTGGAATGCGTCTTTTGGAGAAGTAGGTCAAGATAAGACCGGAGTTAATGCTCTTGAAATAGGAGCGTTAGAACAAGATGGTTTATCCTTTGAAAGACTGCCGATCGGGACTTCTTCTGGAGGAACAGCCGTTAAAGTTGATCTAATCGGAGCTGAGACTTTCTCTGTTTCGGTTGGTACGATTACAACTTTAGTTTCAGGAACTGTGGCAAAAGTTACTAACTTAGCCGCTGGGACTATTACTAAAATTGAAGGTGGAACAGTTGGTAATTTAGCCTCCGGTTCAGTTGCTGTAACTGCCGGAACTGTAACTACGATTTTAGCTGGAACTCAAGAATTACTGGGAACTGCCAAATTTGTCGGCACGGTTGGTGTGTTAAATGCCGGAACAGTTACGTCTGTACAAGGCGGAACTATTGGCAACTTAAATGCCGGTTCTATTGTAGTGACTGCGGCAACTGTGGGTACTTTATCAGCTTATCCGTTAATCTCAGGCGAAGACCAAACTAATGATGTAATGAAAACTGAACAACAGTTAAGCTATTCTCACTACACGATTGGTAGTGGAACGATTAAATCTGCGGCAGGTTTCTTACACGCCGTGACTGTGAATACTTTAGCAACCGCACCGATTGAAATTTTTGACGCTGTGGGAACAGCGGCAGGAACTGTCGCAACTCTGAAAGCTAGTGCAGGTGAAAGAACATATTTATATGACGTTAAATGTTTGACTGGTATCACGATTGCCAGTACGACTGCGGCGGCATGCGATGTTACTGTAAGTTGGAGATAAAGGAGGCTTATTATGTTGAAATATTGCGGCTTCGACAGAGGTCTTACCGCTAAAGGAGGTTTAGATGACTTTTATTAAAGGCTTTACAAGTTGGAATAAAGGAATGCCTCCTTTTAATTATAAGGGGAAGGAAAGGAGACATTTATGAGCAGGAATGCTTTAACGCAAGCACGAGGAGTGGCTACTGCCCGCACCGCTTTAGTCTACCCCCGCACCCCTATGGGTGGAGTGTATATCCCAGGAGCTAAGAGTATAGAGGGGGCAACGGGGGATGTGGCAAGGACAACTGTAGGTTGGATTGAAAATGAAAAATATTGTTGGAATATGAATATTGTGACAAATGGTGCATCAGCAGAGTTTGATTCAGCAGTAACTAGAACAGGAACTAAAACATTAAAACTCTCAACAACAGATATTACAGGTAAGTTTAGATGTACTATAGGAACAGAAAGTCCAACAGGTACAACTACGGTAGTAAGTAAAAATTATTTTTGGCCTATAAAGCCATCAACTTCTTATACACTTAGTTTTTATGTTAAATCTACTAACTTAGTGTCATCTTTGCAGATAAATTTTTATCAATTCGCACCCGCTTTTGGAGATGCCTTGACTACAGCACCTACTTTTACTCTTTCAGGAACTAATGACTGGACACTGAAAACAGCCACTTTTACGAGTGAAGCTACTGCCGCTTGGATAAGTATGTATATACTACAGACTAACGCTGGTAATGTTTCAGATTTTTGGCTAGACGTAAACTCCATGACTCTAACAGAATCAGGTATAACTAGGGGGGCATCATGAAAGTAAT